AATCAGTAAGTTTTTTAAAGTGTTGACCTTGTGCCATATTGCCTCCTAAAAACTGAAGCATACCACATAAACAATTTCTTGTCAAGCACTTTTTTGTTAATTTAAATGATGGTATAATTATGCCAATATCGCCAGAATTACAACAATATTACGAAAATAGGCTGTCTATGATGTCCACAAAGGCGTGGACACAACTCATAGAAGACCTTTTAGAGATGCGTACACTGTACGAAAACATCCGAAACTGCGATAAAGACACAGTAGAGTTCCGAAAAGGACAGGTAGACATCCTAGACTACGTCATTGGACTTAAGGATTTGTCTGAAAAAGCCTACGAGGAACTAAATGAAAAGATATTTTGATTTTCAGTGTGCCAAAGGCCACATAACTGAAAAATATATTGATGATTCTGAGAAAGTCATACAGTGTCCTCACTGTGGAAATGACGCTACCAGACTCATCTCTGCTCCTAGAGTTAGTCTAGAAGGCATTACTGGTGATTTCCCTGGTGCTTCAATGGCCTGGGAACGTAAGCGCCAAGAAAGGATTAACTGGGAGCGCAAAACTGGTCGTTCTGACCAATGGAAGTAAGCGGATAAGGAACCCCCGCACAATTTAAAGGTTCTTTTCTTAATGCTGTTAAGCACGGAGAGACATGATGGCTGTGATTATTGAGGAAGGCTCGGAAGAGTCACAAATCCCTGAACTACAAACTGAAGACACTATTGATCAAGAGCAGGAAACTGTAATTGAGCAAGAGGAAGAGCAAGAAGAGGCCTTACCTGATAAATATCGGGGCAAAAGCGCACAAGAGATTGCTCAGATGCACATGGAGGCCGAGCGTTTAATTGGTCGCCAGGGTAGTGAGGTCGGTGAGTTACGCAGGATTGTAGACGATTACATACGCGCCCAAGCCACAACAAAGCAGCAACTGCAGTCTGAAGCCTCTGAAGAGGTTGACTTCTTCGCTGATCCGAAGAAGGCGGTAGAAAACGCTATTGAGAACCATCCTAAGATTCGACAAGCAGAACAGTTGACTCTTGAGATGCAAAGATCAAAGGCTTTGAATGCTTTACAGGCTACTCACCCTGACTTTCAACAAGTAGTGGCAGATCCTAAATTCCAAAACTGGGTATCTGCATCGAAGGTCAGATCTGAGTTGTTTGTAAGAGCCAATCAGCACTTCGATTTTGACTCTGCAAACGAATTGTTGTCTTTGTATAAAGACCGCAAAGGCGCTGTAGAGCAAACCGTAGCAGCAGAAAAGCAGGCACGAAGCCAGGCAGTTCGAGCAGCGACTACCACCGTATCGTCAGGCAGTGATGAAGCACCTACTAAGAAGATCTTTAGGCGTGCAGATATTATGAAACTCATGCAAACTAACCCAGATAAGTACGATATGATGCAAGATGAAATTATGGCTGCATATCGTGAAAAGAGGGTTAGGTAAACTAACAATATTACGAAAGGAATTTTAAAATGGCTAATACAAAATTCGCCCCTGATAATGCGGTTGTAAAATCCGCTGTTGATACCGCAGGTTTCGTACCTGAAGTATGGTCTGATGAGATTGTCGCTGCTTACAAGAAGAACCTTGTTGCAGCAAACCTCATCAAGAAGATGAACTTCAAAGGCAAGAAAGGCGACAAAGTCTACTTTCCTGCTCCTACCCGTGGTTCTGCTTCTGCTAAGACCGCTACCGATGCAGTTACTCTGATTACTGCTGGTGGTACGGCTCTGTCGGTTAACATCGACAAGCACTTTGAGTACAGCCGCTTGATCGAAGATCTGGCTGAAGTTCAGGCTATGTCTTCACTGCGCCGTTTCTACACGGATGACGCTGGCTATGCTCTGGCTACCCAACTGGATACCGATGTTATCCGTCTGGGTCGTCTGTCGCAGGGTGGTTCGTGGAACGGTACTGATGCTACGTTTGCTTATGCTAACGGCTACATCGGTGGTGACGGCGCTACTGCATTTGATGCAACCGCTAACACCAACACTGGTAACGAGACTGCACTGACGGACGAAGGCATTCGCCGCGCTATTCAGCGTCTGGATGACCAGGATGTTCCGATGGATGGTCGTTTCCTGATCGTCCCGCCTGTTGCTCGTAACACGCTGATGGGTCTTGCTCGCTTTACTGAGCAGGCTTTCACTGGCGAGTCCGGCAATGGCAACACCATCCGCAACGGTCAGATCGGTGACATCTATGGCATCAAGGTCTATGTTTCGACCAATGCTGACACCGCTACGACTTCTGGTGGTGGTGACGTTAACCCCCGTGTTTGCTTGATGGCACATCCTGAGTTTGGCGTGCTGGTTGAGCAGCTTGGTGTTCGTGTTCAGACCCAGTACAAGCAAGAGTACCTTTCTACGCTGCTGACCGCTGACACGCTCTACGGTGTTGGCGAACTGCGTGACACCTCTGCTGTTGCTCTGATTATTCCTGGTTAATTATAATACGGCCCCGCTTCGGCGGGGTCTTCTTAACTAAATAGGAGATAATTATGGCAAACGCAACTGCGGTTGTAGTAGTAAAAGATGGGCGCGAACAGTTTCAAGGCGTATTTGATAAAGTTTTTGAAGTTCGTGCTACAATTAACCCTGATAGTCTTGCTACCACTGTTAATGATGCTGACACTATCGCTGTACCTGGTGTTGCTCTCGGCGATATGGTTCTTGCTTGTTCTTTAGGTGTTAGTCTTGCTGGTATTCAGGCAACTGCCTATGTTTCTGCCGCTAACGTAGTAACTGTAGTGTTTAATAACATTACTGGCGATACTGTTAATCTGGCTGAGACAACGATCAAACTAGTTATTGGTCGTCCAAGTTTCTAAAACCTAACGGTTTTGCCCCCACAAGGGGCTTTTCTTTAGCGTCTTCACTGAGGATGTTAAAGAAAACATAGGAGTTACTATGGTTCCTCAAACCTTTCCATCCGTTTATGCTTCTTCCAATGGCAAAACAGCGATGGTTGTTTATGTCATTACAGACACTACTGGTTTAACTAGATGGGTTGACTACATCCCTGTTAAATCATCTCCAGATACTGATGTAATCAATTCTTATAATAACGATGGCACACTGATGGTGAGTCAGTTATTTGATGTTTCAGGACTTCAGGCAGGGAAAGACTATATTCGTGTATACGAAGATGCTGCAGCAACAAAGCGTTGGGTTATTTCCTCTGATGGCTTTATTCCTGTATACAAACTTGGAGATTTCTTGTATGACAACCTATCGCTAGAAGACGGAGATAACCTTCTTCTTGAAAGCGGAGAACTACTCTTACTAGAGGGCTAAAATGGCAGATAAAAAAGTAACAGATCTTACAGCACTGACAGGCGCATCTTTAGCCTCCGGTGACTTATTCTACGTTGTAGACATCAGCGAGCCAACAGCGGCTAACAAAAGCAAAAAGATTGCTTATTCTGAACTACAGACGGTATTCTTATCATCTTCATCCACCATTGAGGGTGGCACTTACGCCTAACTGGAGACTTAAATGGCTACGATCCTTACCAAGAAAAAAGACACCACTGGCGCTCCTGGGGCTGGTGACCTAACTAACGCTGCTGGTGGTGCTGAATTAGCAGTTAATACATTTGATAAACGCCTCTACAGTAAAGACAGTGGCGGCAACGTAGTTGAGATTGGTACTAATCCTACTATTCTTAACGTAGATAATCTGCGTCTTGACTCCAGCACATTATCGTCTACTGATACTAACGGCAATATCAACATCACGCCTAACGGCTCTGGTTCCACCGTAGTTACTAAACTGTCTGCCAGTGCTGCTGCGCTGACTGATCCAACCATCACTGGCGCTATTCTGGAAGACGTATACACCATCTCTGATGGCGCTGCGTTTGAGATCGATCCTGGTAACGGTACTATCCAACTCATCACCTTGGGTGCAAGCCGTACTCCCAAGGCCACGAACTTTGCTGCTGGTGAGTCAGTAACGCTGATGGTTGATGATGGCTCTGCGTACACGCTCACCTGGACTGATAGCACCTTTGGCGGCTCTGGAGTGGTGTGGAAGACTGACGGCGGTGTTGCACCTACGCTGAACACTTCTGGCTACACAGTTATCGTTCTGTGGAAAGTATCTACACAGGTGTATGGTGCTCGTGTTGGCAACGCCTAAGGAGTAACCAATGCTTGCTAAAAAAGGATTA